CAATAATTCATTATGTTTTTCATCTATTGTATTTGCTTGTTGTTTTTGTAATGTTTTTTGATTTTTTTGTTGGTTCATTATTATATAAGTTAATATGGTGTTTTTATGTTAGTTTTATTTTCTGAATATATTTTAATAGTATGGTAGATATAGTTTTACAGAATAATCATGATGCTATTTTTATGATGGCCATGATATTTATACATGATTTTTTACACGATTTTGGTAATCTTTCGGGTAGAATAAAATCAATTAAATCAGAAATAGAGGAATTTACAAAATATATGTCTGAAAAAACACAAAGGGGTGGTAATCCTAGGGATTTTTTTGACGATGAAGAAGATAATGAGTCAGATGTATTATCCATTTTAGAAAAATGGACTGAATTTCTTATACCCTCGGAAATTTCCGAATTCTTTCCTCAAGTACCAGCTAGTGATATTCAATCATTACAAACAACATATAATGCACTTTTAAAAGGTCGTGCAACAAGATTACGTGCTAGAGCAATTCAAATTATACAAGATTTTGTACAGGAAACAAAATTATATGTCTATGGGTTTGTTTATTCTGAAGAATCTCAAACTGGTGGTAGGTACGGAGATACATTAACTATGAAACAATCAAATCCATTACGAACAAAAATTAGATTTGAACCTAACCAAAAAGTTTTATTAAAACCAGCACAAAAAAAATTCACAGCACATTGTCAATATATGAGAACTGCTATTGATAAAGCAATTTATAAATCTTCACATAATAAAGAACTCGTTCACTATTTTAATTTTATGAAAACATTATATCTACACTATGAAGACGAGAATAAGAATCCGTATAGTATATTTAATAATACACATATTGAAAATGCATTAATACTTTATTTATTAGATGCGAAAATTGTAAATAGTAACATACATTTCATTTTAGAATCATTACAACTACAATATAGTTTGCATTACAAAAAAGATAAGATAAAAGGTGGTGATCCTCAAGCGATACAATCTTATATTGAAACAGAATTTGCAGATATATTTTTCGTTATTTTGGGAGCAGGAACAGTAGAATCTATCTATTCTGATTATACTGAACCAACGAAAAATGCAGAATTAAAGTCTAAAATAGATGCTTTAGTTACAACAGTAAATCGTGATAGTGAAACTCTCGGAATTATAAGTCCAAAAATTTTTAAATCATACATAGAGATCGTAAATTCTAAATATGAAATTTATAATGTTATGTCTCCAGACAATAGAAAAAAGGTAACAACAAAAAAAGAATTTGTTTCAGCGTGTATAAATTTATTAAAGCATATTTATAATACTGTATTCCAGCATATTGAAAGTATAAATGCCAAATTAAGTGCCGAAGCAAGTAAATCCGCATCTAAGAGCTTAAGTGCTGAACAAAAGGAAGGTCCACAAATGATATTAGTTACTGTAGCAAAAGGTGGTAACCAATTTATATTAGCAAATTTGGATAAAACAAGTTCTGATTTTGATACAAACACAGTATTTAAAAAAGAAATAGAAATAATTGATAATATTATAACTACTAAAAAATTTACATCGGATACTATTGATGAAAAAATAAAAGATGCCTTTACTAGTTATGCTAAATCATTAAATCCAGATAAATTATTAACAAGTCAGAAGGCAATAACCGATTTAGTAACTCAAAAAAGAAGAGAAAAAAAAAATGTAGTTGCTATTAATAATGCAGCTACGGATGCGTTAGAACAAATAGGATTAGATAAAGATTCACATATTTGCCCAACAAGTTCTGTCTGTGACGCACAAGGCTCGTTCGGTAGCTGTCCACCAAATAAAACAATCTCGAATCGGGAATTCTATCCTATGGATTTTAAAATTAAAAATGCAGATGAAAGTGTTTACTATCATGGAAGCACATCATTAACAACAAAGGGTAAAAACACAAAAACAAAAATAAAATTTGGTGCTGAAGTAAATGATTTCTTTTTACCAGAAGTCCAAATAGATATTGATATTACTGAAAAAAATAGCATTAACATTCTTGGTGCAAACGAAAATTATAAAGAATTGTTAAACACCATAGTATCGATTTGGGATAAAATATTTAAAGGACATAATCCATCTACAATTACAACAAAAAAGTTATGGGATGCATTATTAAAAGATACTGTATTTATTGAATTTGTATCCGCAGGGGCTGTAAAAAGTGTTGGCGATATATTCCAAGAAATAAATTCAATTGCAGAATTCGGTGGTTATAATGCAACAGGATTAGCTGCAAAATTTTCTAAAGAGTTTCGTGTAGGTGCTAATGGTGACCGTCCATCCGGCGTACGTGCAGGTTATTTATTATTAAAAGGAATTTCGGGTATAAATAACAATTCTTTGGCAGGTTATTTCTCTACTGGTGGATATGTTGCTATTCGAAGTGATATACCTACAGTTTTTCTATCTTCACCAGCCCCAAAAAAAGCTAGAACAGAAAAAAAGGCAGGTGGAAGTAGAAAACTTATAAACAAAATCAATAGAAAAACTCGTAAATACATGAAATTTCCATTATAATTAAAATATATATGTCTGTACCAGTTCAAATAGAAATACCTAGCGAATCTTCGTCTACTATTCAAATACAAAAGAACCAATTTAAAAAAATGGTATTCATTATGAATGCATTAGAACAGGGATGGAGTGTAAAAAAATCTGTTGATTCTTATATTTTTACGAAAAAACATGAAAATAGACGCGAGATATTCCAAGAGAATTATTTAGAGAACTTTTTGATTTCTAATTTTTCTAATGACTTACCTGAAATTTCAAAGAAAAACAACTAGATATTTAGGAACTTTATGGGTTGTAATTAATTTCTATGGATATGATGTGTAATCATTATTATTTTTGTACTTTTTAATACAAAAATACTAGGTTTAGGGAAAACTTAATTATAATTAATTAAATTCTTTTTTTTCAAATTATTTTCTTTGTGAATAGTATAAGGAAAATCTTCCAAAATGGCTGGTGGTTTAATGCAATTAGTCGCCTATGGCGCCCAAGACGTGTTCCTTACTGGAACCCCCGAGATCACTTTCTGGAAGGTGTCATACAGACGCCACACCAACTTTGCTATGGAATCCATCGAGCAAACATTCTCTGGCCAAGCCGATTTCGGCCGCCGTGTAACATGCACAATCTCCCGTAACGGAGATCTTTGCTACCGCACATACCTTCAAGTTACTCTCCCTGAGATTAACCAATCCTTATACACCGGTAGCGCCTCTGCCAACCAAGGTGTATATGCCCGTTGGTTAGACTACATCGGTGAGCAACTCATCGCCCAAGTTGAGGTTGAGATTGGTGGCCAACGCATCGATCGCCAATATGGTGACTGGATGCACATCTGGAACCAACTTACCATGTCCTCCGAGCAACAACGCGGATACTTCAAGATGATTGGTAACACCACCCAACTTACATACATCACCGACCCCACATTCGCCGATGTATCTGGTCCTTGCGCCAGCACCGGTGGCCCCAACCAAGTTTGCGCTCCCCGCAAGACACTCCCTGAGACCACCCTCTACATCCCCCTTCTTTTCTGGTTCTGCCGCAACCCCGGCCTTGCCCTCCCCCTTATTGCTCTCCAATACCACGAGGTCAAGATCAACCTTGACATCCGCCCCATCGGTGAGTGCCTCTGGGCTGTCCAAACCCTTACTGGTTCAATTGGATCCAGCAACACCACAACCATGTCTCTCTCTGCTGCCTACCAACAATCCCTTGTTGCTGCCTCCCTCTATGTTGACTACATCTTCCTCGACACCGATGAGCGCCGCAAGATGGCACAAAACCCCCACGAGTACCTCTTCGAGCAAGTCCAATTCACAGGTGATGAATCTGTCGGCTCTTCTTCCAATAAGATCAAGCTCAACTTCAACCACCCTTGCAAGGAGCTCATCTGGGTTGTCCAACCCGATGCCAACGTAGACTACTGCTCTTCCCTCGATTCCAACGGTATCCTTTACCGCACACTCGGTGCCCAACCCTTCAACTACACCGACTCCATCGATGCCCTCCCCAACGCCATCCATGCCTTCGGTGGACCCTTGTCCACCGGCTCTGGTGAAGGCGAGACTGGCTACATCAATACATCAGGCCTCTTCCAAATGCCCGGTGCTCTTGATGTCTCTGGCCCCGCCAACGCCGGCTCCCAATGGTCCAACGTACCATGGGGAACTGCTGCCAGTACAAGCGAGTCACTTGTCTCCGATGCTGGTGTATTCGTTCTTTCCGAGACCGCTTTAGACATGCACTGCTGGGGTGAGAACCCCGTCGTAACTGCCAAGCTCCAACTCAACGGCCAAGACCGTTTCTCTGAGCGTGAGGGCAGCTACTTCGACGTAGTCCAACCCTACCAACACCACACCCGTGCCCCTGATGCTGGTATCAACGTATACTCCTTCGCCCTCCGCCCTGAGGAACACCAACCCAGCGGCAGTTGCAACTTCTCCCGTATTGATAACGCTGTTCTCCAACTCGTTCTCTCTGCCCCCACCGTACAAGGTGTTGCCACCGCCAAGGTCCGTGTATACGCTGTTAACTACAACGTATTAAGGGTAATGTCGGGCATGGCCGGTGTGGCTTACTCAAATTAGTAAAATGTCTGGTATGGACGTTTCTGACCAACATCATGGCATATATCTTATAATAATATTTTCTGACCAACAAAAAATTTAATATAAATTGATTTGTATTTTTAAATACATATCAATCAGTTAGCTTTCTTTCTTCGAAGTTCTGCTATTTCTTTTGCTCTCATTTTCTTATAATCTTCATCTCCATATTTTTCTTTTAATTTTTCACGTTGTTTCTGCTTATAGAGTCTATTTGCTGCCCTAATTTCTTCAACTGTCTTTTTGTTTTTATTTACAACTATATGTTTGTTTCCTTGGACTGTATTATTTAGATTCTCTGTTTTAGTTAGTGTTTCTGGTATAAAGGTGTTTTGTAAAGGATGTTCTGTTAGTTGAATAGTATTGATTAATGTGGAGTTTTCATAATCTTCCTCAATTAAAACGTTACGGATATGATTATTGTGAATTAATAATAACCTGTTTATAATATCATCTAATTGATAATCTCTTTTCATATAATTACACTCTCCGCAACAACATTTTACATTATCTAATATATAACCTTTACTATTATCTATTCTATCTATTCCATTTTTATGAACATTGTTGTAACTTTTTCCACATAAATAACAATTACTTTTAGTAATGTTATTATAATCATCAATTGTTATTAAGAAATCTAATTGTTTCTTTAGTGCTCTATTTTTATACTCTGAGTAATATGTTCCTTTATGACTAGCAAAATACTCAGGATATAAATTACCAGATATCTTATTCTGAAAAGTCAATATATGTTCAACACGTTTTATAAATACTTCATCACTAGTTGATCCCTTCATATAATTACACATCTTGCAACAACTTACACAGTTATCTAGTATATAACCTTTGGTCTGGTCTTTTCTATCTATTCCATTAAACCCTCTTTCTTGTAAAGTTCCACAATAATAACAGACCTTCCCAACAATACTAATATAATCATCGTAACTAATAGTAAACTCTAATTTTTTAAATTCTGAATTTCTTGAATAAACATTATATTGTAATTGTCTACTATTTTTCTTATAATCATTAGCTAATAATGTTTTCTCTGGATTATTCTCTCTCCAATTCTTAGCATTTTCTGCTTGTTTTTTCAAATATTCTTCTGTTCCTAGATTTGCTATTTGGCGTTCTCTAGAATCCATCCACGTTTTTGCTACTTTCTCATAATTATCTTCTTTCCATTTTGCTTTTACTGCTCTATTTTCTGGTTTCGCTTCGTTTTTACGAGCAATTTCATTACGGTGTTCTTTATCACGTTTCGCGTCTTGAATCTTATTGTTTTCTCTACAATTAATGCATGTTTTTGTAATCGTTGATAATACACCTACAAAATTATCTATAGATAATTCTTTACAACAAGATGTACAGTATTTTGTTTTAGCATTTGTAACATCTATATTGCTATTGTTTTCCTTTATATTTACTCTTCGTTTCTTATCTTTTTCACGATCGTATTCTAAACAATTACCACATTTTGAGAATTTATAATCAATATCTAACTTTTCTCTGCAACCACGAATATAATTAAAACATAATTTTTTATTCTCTAGTTTTGCTTCATCTTCGAATAAACATAATTGGTGTTTTCCACAATAAATGTTTTCGTTACTTCGCTTAAATTTACAACCATCTTTTAAACATAACGAATTGTTTTCTAGTTTATTTATTCTTTTTATGCAATGTTCACATGTTTTCATATCACCTTCAAAATAACGCATTTTACGACATGTTTTACAAAATGTAAGATTATTCAACATGTTTTCAGTATAATCATTCATATACTGATGAATTTTACAGAACTTAGTACCATTTATGCAATCGTTTTTACAATAATTTTTATCCTTGTCTTTGCCAACACAATTTACCATTAAAAATATGGTAAATATGACATATTTTTATTCGAAAACTTTTCGTTCAATTTTTTATGAGAAAAATCTTCATATTAATTATTCGTCATAAAACAATATGAATAAAATTGATTTCGATAACTGTATCAAAATCAATAAATCTATTTCTGCCCATAAGTTTTCGCAAAATTATCTACAGGTTTCTTACTCTTACTCTTACAATTCTTTTCAAAAATTTCCATAGCTAAAATACAGTTTTGATTACGTATTCCTTCGATAGCATTACATTTTATATCGTGAACATCTTTTCTACACTTTACAAATTCTTCGCAAGAATTCATATAAATCTCTTTGATTTTCTCACAATCCATTATAAATTATGAGTATATTTTATCCATGAAGCTTTTCATAAAATTCCATATATTTTTTTTGTAATCCCACAGTATCAATACCATCTTTACTTTGTGGCCCAAACGATAAATGTGCTACATAAAAATCCGTATATAAAACATTTTTTATTCTTTTATCCCGAACATAATCAACTGTTATGTTTGCTTCATCACTATTTCCACAATAACGTATTTTATGCCAATTATTACATTTTATACCAAAGAAATTTATACTAAAACGAGTCTCAATTGGTATAACTTCGTTTGAATAATCATAATTTAAAAATGTTTCATAATTATTTAAAAAGTAGTCATGTATTAATTCTGCGTTTTTTCCACTTACGGTTAATGATCCAAACAATCCAGGTACAAAATTTCCATAATCATCCATAGCATTTGGATATTCGAGTTTCATTAATTTATTCGGGATTAATCCATATTTATTCTGTTGATAATATGCACAGACACCATTATTAATAATATTCGCAAAAACGATATCATTTTTATTATCATAACGAATATAATCTATAAAATGAGGGAGCTTATTTAAATCCATGTAAAGTATATCATCATCACATTTTAAAACAATATCATTTCTAAATATATCCTGATCATAATAGTTGTAGTAATTATGCCAAGGATTTTTTTGACAAGTATCCATAAAATAAAATTGAGATTTATCTTTTGTTTCATATTTGATATCCGCTGATCCTTCACCGGATGATTTAACAAATACTTCATCTAAATTGAAATTATAATCACATTCGAGTTTGGCTATCAATTTTAATTCTTTGAATAAACAAAGAAGTCCATTAATAATCATGATTTTAATATTTGTATAATTATTCATCATTATTACATGTTCATAATCACACATTTCATTACTAGGTACTTCAAATAATTCTATTTTATTTCTAATAAATTTAGTTCTTCTAGTGTTCCATCCACCAATAATAATTTCGTATTCAATTTCTAATGATTTATCTACAACTTTTACGGAAAATTCGTAATTTGTCATAATATTTAATTCGATATAATTTGATGAAATAACAGGATGAATTTGTCTATAAATACCATCAGTACTAGTTCTTCTTAAATGACTAATAGATCGTAGATACTCTTCATCTTTGGGATCCCTGGTGTAATTCCAATAATGTACTTCATCAATTATTTTTTTCTCCATAGCTTTTTTCAAATAACGATTTAATACTTCTAAATTATTTTTCCTACCAGCAAATATAGTAAGTATGACTGTCATATATTAATAAATAGATGACAATCCTTTTATTTATACCTATTACTTTTGTAATTATATTTATTGAAGTAATGAATCAAACAACTCATGATTTTTTCGTATGAGCTCGTCTCTCTCTGATTCTAAAGATTGGATATCCATATTTTCTAAGAGAATATCGTTTTCAGAATTTTTATCAAATTCTATTACGTTTTTGAATTGATAATATGAATTTGTTTCTTTGGAAATAATTAATGGAGTTAATGTTGAAAATGCGATAGGAATGGATCCTGACATAATTTCTGAAGTATAGTTTTTACTTTCTGTTAAATCTGTTATTACATAACGGGCATTTGATAATATATTAAATAAATAATTCGTATTGATATTACTGTATATGTGTATTTCTATTGAAGTATCTAATCCAGTAAATTTATCTATAGACATATTTCTTGATATTGCATGAACCACTATTTTTTTATTAGATTTAATTCTGTTTATTACATTTACGTTATAATTCATAACACTATCTCCTAACAATACAATATTGCATTTATCTTTTTCTATTAGTTCTTTTTTTTTACCACTATTTATTAATGGATATATTGGCAACGCCCAATTTCTATAATATTCATTAGAAAAGGGACGGATTGCTATACGTTTTTCAAATATAGGATTTCTAATTTTATAAAAATGATCAATACAAATGGTTTTATTGTTTGTTTCATTATCATTTATTTGGAAGCTCCAATCATCATCCGTTAATAATATTATAGAATCATAATTGTGTTTTTTAGATTCAAAATCAGAAACGTTTTTGTACTCTATGTTATTATTAATAAAAAAATTATTAAAAAAATCTATATAACCTTGGTCTGTATTACAGTTACAAAATATTGCTAATGAGTGTTTTTTTAATATACAATAGTGAATTATGTATCCATACAATTCGTGATGACTATGTAATGCATTAAAAATTGCTATTTTCATAATATAATATAATTTTTTGTTTTAATATATTTTGTATTAAATAAATAATTTATTTATGAATCCATAATCACCATCGCACCCATTATTTTGAAATAATGGATCTGTGCAAGTCCAACCCAACTCTTCTATTATTTTAACACTTTCATCACACATTTTTGCTCCTTTATTATATTCTACGTGTTGTAATTCCACTATCATTCTGCTACTATTCTTTAGTGTTTCTTCACCTCCATAAAGAACATCTAATTCAGATCCCTGAACATCAATTTTTATAAAATCTGGTAATGGAAATCCTCTTTCTTTTACGATTGTATCCAAAGTTTTTGTTTTTTTTTCAATAAATTTATTTTCTGGGAAATAATCACCTCCGTTATAAATCTCTCTATAATAAGAACTTCCTGTTGGAAAATCATCATTTTGATAAAATTTAACAACATAGTCGTCTTTGTTTGATAATACTCCAATATGATAATCGTAACCGTTGTACAAAAATTCTGCTGGTTCAAAAGCATCAAACAATATTATCTTCGCTTCTGGCCATATTTGTTTCGCATATGTAGTCCAATGTAATACGCAAGATCCGATATCATATATTACTTTTGGTTCAAAACCTTCTCTTTTTAACTTGCATAAATATTCAATATGATTATCTGGTAAATGTTTCTCCTTTGATAGGTTAAATAAATGTTCTTGTAACATAATATACGTTTTATATGTTGTAGTTTTTAAATGATTTACTATACCTATAATTTTAGTTATACCCAATATTTAAATATGCATTCCCGTCAAATTTTATCATAATGTATTTCTCATCAACACATCTAACATAATCATAAAAATAAATATCTTCGTTTTTTCTTCTCAGTTGTTGCCAAACAGGTTTTATTTGTGTAAAGTATAAAGCTATAATGCCTTGATCATTTGTTACAGAAATAGGATATTCGAATAATAAATCAAATAAATTAGAAACTGTGTTATCTTCTATTATATTTGTATCATATAACATACAAGTTGTTTGAAAATACTCTGCTTTCATATTATAATTTGTTTTTAATAATTCAAAAAGCCTTTCTGTTTTTACAAATTGATCACCAATTTTTAAACCCTTTCCGGGTGTTTCAGGAATACATGTAGTCGCAGTTTCATTATCAACACCATCTCTATTTGCGAGTAAAGTATTTCGTTTCTTTTCATTTAATATAGGTAAAATATCGGACATTATTATCATACCACAATCAATATAAAAAACATAATTCCATTTTTTAAAATAGTTATCAAATAGATAAAATTTGTTTAATTGAAACATTTTATTATACCAGTGAGGTAATCTATTTAAAGATTCTTGTTGTTTAATAAATATTTCATTAAATTTAACTGCTGGAAATCTTTTAATTATTATGTTGTTGTCCATTATAAATTTATCTTTATCAATATCAATTAAATCATCAAATACTACCAATACTATTTCGCCAGAATAGTTTCCAATTTTTATTAATTGATGGCAAGTACTTTTAAATTTATCGTAATAAGCTTCGTTACATAAAAATGAGACACATAAATCTGATTGCATTTTTGTAAATGAAACTTATGTATTTATATATTTTAAGTTCAAAAGTATTTAGTATTTTTATTATTTATAATATATAAAAATGTTGAAAAGCAATATACCAAAAAAAATTGTTCAAACATGGGAACATAAGAATATAGACTCTGAGTTTCAGAAAATTATTGACTCATGGAAAATAAAAAATCCTGATTACGATTATTATTTGTATGATAAAGACGAAAGGTTAGAATTTATTAAACAAAATTTTAATAATATTGTTGTAGATACATATAATAGAATTATTCCTGGAGCAAACAAAGCAGATTTTTTTCGCTATTGCTATTTATATATTCATGGGGGGATAACTACAGATTTAGATACTTTATGTATAGGAAGCTTAGATAATTTTTTATTACCAAATATAGAATTACTTACAACAATTGATTTAAATCATACACCGAATGAAGGACAACATAATTTAGCAGGAGGTACATTAATTGCAAGTATTCCAAAACATCCTGCTATTTTTGAATGTATTAATAGTATAGTTTATAATTTTCGAAATAATATAACATTTCCCGGTAAATTAGATTTTACTGGACCAGGTGTGTTAGGCAGGTCTGTTAATAGATACCTGGGAAATATAGAAACTGAATCTTTTGTAGGTAAAGAAGGTATAATAAAGAATATTCACTTATTAAAATTTCAAGAAGGAACCGAATATTTTATGGATATAAACAATAATATTTTAGGTCAAAACAAAAATGGAAATCCAGAAATAGTAAGATTATATGATAAAGAATGCGATAATGTTAAAAATTACGTTTCTTGGTGTGGTTGTTCAACAGATGAATTAACAATAAAACCAGATAATAGAAAAAACATCGCTTTATTTATTTATGGACAATTTCGAAGTTATAAAAAAAATTTGCGAAACAATATAAAAATGTTAGAACCAATATTAAAGACTCATAATGTTCATGTATTTGTTTTATCTGATAAATTAGAGTCAGGAAAATATAGTCAAGATAATGAGAATGATATAAAAGCGATTTTTAAAGAGTTCTATTTTAATATACATTTTTTTGATTATGTGGAAAGTTATGATAATACTGAAGAAATAAAAATATCAAATTCTTATTTTAAAAACGTAAAAAATAATAATGGAATAGGAATAGGAAATTTTTTTCCACCTAAGTTGCATTACAGAATATTTTTATTAAATAAAATTAAAAATGATTATCTCGAAAATAACAATATAAATATTGATTTAACAATTTACTGTAGATTGTTTGACATTATAATTAAGAATAACCTACCCTTTCAAGAAATAGAAAATGAAGTTAATCTCTTATATAGTAATGATAACGTTATATATGGATCTTCTGATACTTTTTTCATGGGTTCTAAACATGCTATAGATTACTTATCAGAACTTCCATTAACATTCAATTATGAAAAAATGTATCATGATGATATCTGGAATGATGATAAATTTGTTGAATTAAGTTCTTCGATTGACCGATGTTTATACGAAAATAGAGCAACATATTCACCAGAAATTCAATATATTTATCATATATATTCTAGTAAATATTCCTATAAGAATATTAGATCAGATGCTTATAACCCTAAAACAATAAACTCGCTTTATTATGTAATTTTAGATCCTGAAAGAAAATAATATATATCTGTATAGATATATATTACAAAAATAAAAACTAACTATGCTTTAATATATGTTATTTTATTCTTCAATTTTTAACTATTCATGATAGAATTAAACAATATATGATTCTTTTACACAATTTTGCGTTAAAAACGCCCTTATGGTAACATTACCTTCACTCATTTACATCCACGAAGTTGGCGTTTTGAATGAGAAAAGGTATAAGAAATCTAATATTTATGTATTATTTCCAATAATCTATTTGTAATATCCACATTTGAATACTTTTTACCTACCTCTAGACCTTTTTCAATATAACTACGTCGTAATTCTTCATCATTTTCTAGTTCATTTATCTTATCCAAATATCGACCTAATAAAGGTAACCCAAAATTTGCATTTGTTTTTTTCCAATACAATAAATCTTCTTCTGGAATTATTCCATCTGTATCAACATAGCAAATCGAATCCCTATATAATTCTTCATAAACTGCTATCTTTGGTGCGATTACAATAACGCCATGTAATAATGCTTCTAATACTACATACCCAAAGGTATCATAATGTATCATATTATTTTCCATATCTATAAGAGGATATACAAAATATTTACTCTTTTCTAAGTAACGGAATATATCTAATTTTGAACAACCATCGGTTTGTATTAATTTATTGTTTGAGTTTGTTAAATACCGGTGCTCATCCGCATAGGTATTCGAATATAAATTAAACCCATCTAATCTATTTACTACCTCAGTTGCTAAATGTAATCCTCTTCCGACACAAGCAAAGAAACAAAGACTATTTTCCTTTTTTAATATGTCAAATGGCTGAACATCAGTTAAATCAATTGAATTTGGTAAAATACAATTTTCATACTCTTTTAAAAAAGGTTGTGCATTTTCTATATTCATTTTACTAAACTCATTTAAATATGAGATTAAAATAAACTCTTTATTTATATTGAAAAAGGACTTGTTTTCTTGAAAAAACAAATCATTATGCATGATGAGAATAATCTTTTTTACAGAATATATCTTATTCAAAATGATAAAGTCTAAGGTTTGATTCGTTGCAATAATATAATCACAACAAGTATTCTGAAAGTTCTCATAATTAATATAATTTACGCCCATATATGTTGTCTCTTTCATAAAATTAAAAATAGATACAAAATCTACTTTGTGACCTAATTTAGCTAAGCCTTCTGCCAAATACATAGGACCCCCATGTGATCCGGATACTCCTTTCGTAAATCTAGCTGTTTCACCGTTCCAATTTTGTCTATCGAATGATTCTACAAATATAAAATGCATATAAGTGTTTATGGTTTACTTTTTTATATAATTTTGATTACAAACTTTTATTAAACGTTAAACGCGAATTGTTTATATCTAATAAAAGACTTAAATATTTAATATGTTAAATCAATAATGAAAATTCTATACAGGATTAGTAATGGCGGAAATAATAAAGTAAAACCAGAGTATGTTTACGATAAAAAACTTAAATCTACGTAAACTAGTGTCGTGTATTCCAACAGTATCTACACACAGGGAAACAGATTGGCTTGCAAAATTTGTGGATTGGGATAAAGAATTTTATCTGTCGATTGAAAAATCATCAATTAACGGTGCTTATAATTTTTTATCATAAACTGTAAAAATAACACAATTAAACATGCAATATATAAATCAAAGACAATAATAACCCTCTGGTTAACCACAGACTCTTTATTATAATAAAACCAAGGAAGTGCTAAAAATCCAAACGCTAGTTGTCCAACTTGTGCAGAAGTAATATACACCTTATACTTATTAATATGTGGCCGTATTTTATCAAATAAAGATAAAAAATAATACCCATACATTATCGTATGGATGCCGGAGTTTATTAGCGAAGCAAAATAAACACCTTCGAATTCATAAATATATCCTAAGTGCCATACAAACGTAGCACCTACATGATGAAACTTCTGTAGAAAAATAGGCTGTTTCTTTTTAGCATATAATATCATCGTATCTGCATATTCATAATATTTTGACATGTAAAACAAGAATAATATCCATCGTATACCTGGACTATTAAAATAGAATCCTGATTCTGAAGATACACCTTTTTCTATTAAAACCTTGAACAAATTTACGAAGGTATATAGACTAAATAAACACAACCCATAATTATGGATTAGTGAGAACTTATACACAATACTAGGACGTATTCTTTCGAAATATTTTTTGGGTAAGGTTAAATATTGTCGAGATGCTAATATAGGTAAGGTCAAATGTAACATTTCTATATGTAAATAACTCAAATGGTATTTATATATTTTACGTTAATGTTTTTTCGTAGAACGTTTTGATTTTTTGGTTTTACGTGTTTTGCGTGTTTTTTTGATGGTTTTATCTTTGCCTCCGTGGATTTTACATCCTAATTCTATTAATTTATTTTTATTATTATCTATTTTTCCCTTGAGAAGTTTAATATCATTCTTTTCTTCCTTACTGCAGGCAAATAATCTGCTGCATTTTTCATTTAAATCGTTAATTCTTTTTTTATAATCTTGTATATTAGTATTCATTTGTGTGCATTTTTTTCTATTAAAAATGCTTTTCATATCAGTTTCAAGTGTTGAAAATTCCTTCCTTAACTCAACTAATTCTGTATCCACGCTTTCAGATTCCGTAGATGACACAGTATTCATAGATGCTGTAGATGCTGTAGATGATGATCTAGATTTAGTTTCAACGTTTGGATCTTCTATGTGACGAATAATATCTACCATTTTTTGTAAACGTGTTTTTATAGCAGGATCAGTTTCGTTTTTTGCATTTTCAGATGCAGTTTCTTTTGCAGTTCGTGATTGTTCTCCGTTTATCCAAGATCCCCAATTGTTTATTTTTCTACCTTTAAAATATAAAAAGGATTGTCCAAATAATTCAGTATTTTTTATTTTATTTATTATTTCCTTATTATTATCAGTTACTATTATTTCATAAAGTAAATCAACAAAATCGTTAATTATTTCATTTACATCTGGAACTGTTTTTATTATTAATGACGCAGTCCACTTTTTACTTAACAGATGAAATAAAGTTTGTTCAGTATTTTCATTTATGACAAGAGTTGCTATAGTTGGACATATAACTTTTGTGAAATCATATTTTTTTAAACCGTCAATTACTGATTTTTTATCATTAGATTTTAATAAATCAAAGAATACTTTTAAATCACCATCGAACGGCGTTGCTCCTTTAATACAATTCGCCATACTACTATTTTATATATTAAACTCCCAAAAAAATATAAAAACGTAAAACACTAAATATAATAATGTCTCTCAATATTTCTACATTAAATACGCAAAATGATTTATTAATGAAGAATTTGATGGAATTTTATAATCAACACGAGAACCTTACAAAAATGATGCATATTATTAATGGCGAATCTAAAATTTCATTACGTATTGTCGACTGGTTTGTTACTAACTTTGCTAAAAAATACTATACTGTTTATGAATTGGACCCTATAAATGGGCGAAATGGATCAAACGAAAAAATCCGCTTCAAAGTTTATAATGATTACAAACTCAAGCTGAAAGCTTACAGCAAAAGACGTTTTGATCCGTTTTGTCGCTGGGAAAGGATCTCAATTCCGTACGATTCTGAAAAAATTATGGAGACCACGATTGGTCAACTCAATTTTTTTAAATGGGCTATCGAAAATAAAATCGTTGATTTTATTGAGACGAATTATGCAGACATAGAGAATGATATGAATCATCGTAATAGTACATCGAAACGTCGTAGTCCTAACGATTCTGAATCCGAACCGGTGGATAATTCGAAGACGAGAAAGAAGCGTGAAGAGTTATCTGTGTCTGCATGTAAATGCATTAAGAAAGAGACGGTGAAGATTATAGTGAAATTCAACTGAACCATCGTACATTTTAGGTTCCATTTTGTTAGCAATTATGGTAAGGGCCTATCACTTTCTCTTGTGAGAAGACGTTGTTAAAATGTTCGTTTTTGATTCTAGAAACAAAAACAAAAGCGACAGAAAAAAGCAATTTAAAACATATTCGCATGATAAAGCATTCAAACGTTTGCTCCTGAACAATCAGGAGCAAACGTTTGGTCACCCTTTGGGGTTACCAAAAATATTACATTATATTTAATCCCTCAAACCCGTACATTGATTACCAGGTTTATAATTTTTATATGTTTTATTCGCTCTTTCAACTACATCATATCCTACACGTAGTGGTAGAATCAAAACTTCAGATACTATCAAAACACCATACCATAAATAATCGCCAGTATTCATCATTTTGTTTTTATTTAAAAAAATTAAATAAAAACCCCAACATTGATCAATTTTTTACCAATTATTATACTCTCTTTCATGATTCACGGCTTCCTTTATGTATCGAGAAATCTGCTTCAACCATACATTTCCCTGATCTGAAGAATCTTCTGGGTCATAGGTAACGTTTTGATTTGTCTTGATTCTTAGAGCATGGGGTTCCTTATCTAACCATTCGTCATGATACTTCTTACACTTTTGCAAATACTCCAAACTAATACCTCCCTCGCCTTGTCTACTACGTTTCTCAACACGTTCCTTACAAACCTCAGCATCAGCATCAATGTACACTATACCATTAATTCCAATATCATCTGAAAACTCCTTATAAAATTTTTGATAAATCTGATAACAAACATCATCAATCTTCCCATCATCATACAACATCTTTGCAAAAATCCGTTTATCCGCAGCCAAAGAACGCTCAACGATAATTGCCGAAAAATGTCCTGAACCAGTTTTAATAGCTTCCCGAACCATAGATAATCTTGACGCATATGCCATAACCTGAAATGGAAACGCATATTTATCTGGATCCGCATAAAACTTTTGTAGGATATTTTCACCGGTCTTTGGATCTTTAATTTCTTCCCATACATCCAACGGTTCTCTCAAAAACATCACAGACTTATCGTCTTCATAATATTTTTCTAGGTTTTCAAG